GGTGGTAACGGTACAATTACAAATGCATCTGCATTTACTATTACATCAAGTGCTACGGCTACGGCATCTGCTACTCACGTTGCAGTATGGGACGCTTCAACAGCTGGTAATTTACTTTTCTTTGGTCAATTAACAACTGCAAAAACTGTTGCATCTGGTGATGAAGTTAAATTTAACGCATCTGCATTAACTTTAACAGTTGCCTAAATATTAGGAGAATACTTAGGTGTTCTCCTAATTAATATTTTACCATGACTTACATTACGCAGAGCCAAATATCAAGACTAAGGAAATCAAGCGGAACAGGTGCAAAGAGAAGAGGCTTGTTTGCTAATGGTTTGGCTGAATGCGTGCTTGAATTAGATGATATATTATCAAAAATAACAGTTGATAAAAGAATGGATGTTATCAATGCCGCAATGCCTGCTGCAATAAATGTATATAAGTCGCTTATTCCTGTGTCTAAAAAAGAACACAAAATAAGTACGTTTGCCAAAGGTGTAGGTAAGTCTGATGGTAATAGTAAGTATAGGTATATAGTTAAACCTGGCAATCTCCAAAGGTCTGTAAAAGGTTTAAGCCAATTACTAAAAAAATACAAGTGGAACAATGGAGCAATAGGGCCTCATTACATTCCACAGCCAGTAGGTTCTACTTTAAATAGTGAACAAAAATACGATGGCTTTTACGCTCACATGGTTTACGGATCTGCAAAAGCATGGAGGCAAAAGATAGTCTTAAAAGCAAAAACTATGTCTGCGTCTGTTGTTTATCCAAAGATGATAGCAGAGGCAAAGGAATTAGTTAAGATGTACCCTAAAAAGTTTTGGGAATGATAGGAAAGGTAATATACGGAAGGTTAAGCGCAGAGCCAACAGTCATAGCGATTGTAGGGCAAAAGATTTATCCGGACTTAACACCGCAAGATGTGCAATATCCTTTCTGTGTTTACACTATTGTAAACTCCACTCCCGTTGATTACAAGGATGGACAAAGTAACTTGGAGGAAGTGCAATTTCAAGTTGATTGCTACACACAAAGCTATGACAGTACGCAAGAGCTTGCAAACAACATAAGAAATAGTCTTGATAGGTTTACCGGCACAGTTAACGGTATAAATGTACAAACGATTAAATATATGTCAAGTGATTCACAAGTGTACAATCCTACGCTAAATGTATATTGGATGTCAGTTGATTTTATGGCAAGAATGAAACGATAAATATGAAACTAAGATTAATAAAAACTTGGAATGGCAAGCCAGTAGGCGCAACAGGAGTTTTCCTTTCCGACTTTGGCAAGCAACTTGTTGCAGATGGCATTGCAGAGCATCTTGATGATGACTTTGTGGTAGAGCAGATGCCAGAGAAGAAAGTGCAAGAGGCACCTCAACCTATTTACATTCCTGTGCCTATGCCTATCCAGTATTTTGAAGATGATAATGATTTAGAAAAGATTGATGTTAATATAGATTTGTCAAAAGTTAAAAAATAATAAAATGCCAACTACAGGAATTATTAATGGTACGTTGATGCGCTTGTATAAAGATTCAACTGCAATCGGTTACGCCACATCGTGCCAAATGAACATCTCGGCTGCAATGCGTGAAATCTTAACAAAAGATAGCGCAAGCGGAGGATGGAGAGAAGTAAAGAAGGGTCAGTTATCCGGCACACTTTCCACAGAGGCATTATATGCCGGGCCTGGTGATTCATCTACCAATTACTTGTTTGATGATCTCTTTACCGATTTAATTAGTGGTACTGCACTGACTATTAAATTTACTACAGATGTCAGCGGTGACAATGTATTTACCATGCAAGCCATTTGTACATCATTAGACCTTAATGCAGCGGTAGAAGAAAATACAAGCTATTCAGCTTCTTTTGAAGTTACTGGTGCTATTGTTAAGACAACAAAATAATTTTAAAAATTACCTAAAATGAAAACAATAAAAATAGCTAATGCGGACATACCATGTAAATTTGGTATGTTCGTTTTAGGTACATTTTTAAGGGAGAGGAACCTTAAATTAAGTGACCTCTCCCTCCTTGGCGAAGACCTCCTATTTGCACTTGAACTTGCCTTTGCAGGTGTACAGGCAGGTTACAAGGCAAAGGGAGAGAAGTGCCCATATACCTTAGAAAAGTTTTGCGATTTAGTAGATTTGGATAAGGGAGGAATAAACAGGATAACGGAGCTGATAACAAATGAGATTTCAGTACCAGAAGATCCGGAAAGAAAAAACGAGATAGCGGAGGAGCAGAATTAACGCTTGATTATATAGAGCGTTTTTGCTTTGGAGTATTAAGATTTTCCCCTCCGCAATACTATGAGATGACACTAAGAGAGGTTATTATAGCCATGCAAGGTTATAATAACCAATTTGAGATAGAACAGCAATTTGAGTGGGAAAGAGCCAGGTGGCAAACAACACTTTTATTGAATGTTCATACGGCAAAAGGAAAGTCAATTAAGCCTAAAGATTTGATTGAGTTCCCATGGGAGACAGATAATCCAAAACCAACTAAAAGAAGTTTATCAGAAGTTGATAAGTCAATTTTTGAGAAATGGGATAAAGAGTAATAATGGCAAATGCAGCGCAGTTAAATCTTAAACTTGGCATAGATGTTTCAAGCCTTTCCCGTGAACTTGGCAAGGTAGAAAGTAGAATGACAAAGTTTGGCTCACAGATGCAAAACATCGGGAGCACAATGACGCAGTCTATAACTCTGCCATTGCTTGGTGTTGGTGCAGCTTCGTTAAAGGCATTTGCCGACATGGAGAAACTGGAGAATGGATTAATTGCCATTATGGGTAGTAGCGAAGGAGCAAAAGAAGAGTTAGATAAACTTCGTAAAGTTGCTGAGAATCCTGGTCTTGCATTGCCGCAAGTTGTGCAGGCTTCTGCCTCTTTACAATCAGTTGGAATGTCTGCCGATGCTGCAAGGGAAACCATAACACAGTTTGGAAATGCCGTAGCAAGATCTGGTGGAGGAGCTGAACAGTTTAGCGGAGTTACATTGGCTTTAAGTCAGATAAGTGCAGTTGGTAAGGTAACACAGGAAGACCTTAATCAAATAAAAGAAAGGTTGCCGGAGTTTGCCAGAGTGATGAAAGAGGAATTTGGAACGGTGACTGCGGAAGGAATAAGAGCAATAGGTGTAAGTAGTGAAGAATTTATTACGCGCTCTGTTTCTGCCTTAGCAAAGTTAGAAAGGGCGCAAGGTGGTTTAGGGAATACGTTTGATAATCTAAAAGATAATGTAACTGCTTCTTTAGCAGAATTTGGAAAGGCTATTAATGAATCATTAAACCTACAAGCCGTTGCAGAAAGTTTAAGCAAATATATACAAGGTTTAGTAGATGGATTTAAAGCTCTTAATCCAGAGACACAAGCCTTCATCGTTAAGGCTGCTTTGGTGGCTGCATCCATAGGTCCTATTATATTTATAGTTGGTAAATTAATTAGCATATACGGTGCTTTGGCAGGAGCCTCAAAATTAATAGTACAAGCAATAGGAAATATAAGTAAAGCATTTAGCTATTTAGCTGCCAATCCAATGATTTTGGTAGTTACTGCATCCATTGCTGCTATTGGTGCTATTGCCTTGTATGTTTATGATAACTGGAAGGCATTTAGCGACAACTTTAAAAACATTTGGATAAACATTAAAAACTCCGTAATGGAAGGAGTAGCTAATGTTTTAAAAAATATTGACTATTTACAGAAAGCATTAGGTTTAAATCTATTTAATCTTGATGGATTAACATCTTATCAAAAGGAACAAAGAATAGTAGCTACAGAGTTTAAAAGTATTGGAGATACTGTTGATAGTTTAAAGGGCAAACTTGCCTCATTGTTTACAACGGGTGCAAAAGCAACAAATGGAGGTGGTGGTATTACTGTACCAACTATGCCGACAGAACCAAGTGCTACTACAACAGGCGGCGGTGGCGGTGGAATAGGTTCTGCTGCCTCAATGGGTGCAGGTTTAGGTGTTATAGGAATTTTACCGACATTAGATTTATTGCC